TTGTTCCACGGTTCTGAGCTTACGGTCACCGATATCAAAATCAATCTCTTGACGAAATGTCAAAGTCTGTTCGATACCAGTCTCATACTTATCCATTGCTGGATGCTGAATCAGTTCAACAACATCTTCGTAGTCTCTGATATAGACGTATTGTGCTGTCCATTCGTGAATGAAATCAAGATCGTCCACGATTTGCTTGTCAAATGGCATGTTCCTTGTTATGTCACGAGTGTCATCGAACAACAGTTCATCTTCGTAAGAACGGTTCGTGGCCCGTACCCAACTGATCGTTTGCTCAATTGGGAAGGCTTCGTAGTAATCTTCTTGCTTCGAATCAATTAATTCTGTGCTTTGAAAGAACTCAAGCTCCGAAAAGACGTCATAGGTACGAAGATGAACGTAATCATTTTCGTCAATGAACTCCAGTTCTTGCTCAACCTCTTTACGCATGAACGAGAAATAGATATCCTGTTCAAAGAAGATTTCATCTTCCATGTTCTCGTCATAGTCAGAGCCAGGGATATCATCCTGGTACTCGATGACTAAGATAGCCAAACTATCAGGGTCAGGCCCACCAAGCGATGACGGTGTACGCCAATACGCTGCATTGTTGTTTGCACTGTAATCAGGATGTGTCGTAACAAGGAATAGACCAATGCTCTGACCTGATGCCCAACCTGGTCGGTCTTCAATTACGTCTCTTAACTGTTGAGTCACTTCAATCGACGGCCAATGCTCACTAGGAGCACATGGTGGTGTGAAATCAATATACTGTGTCACGCTGCCAGTGTTATTGTTCAGATTCGTGTTTGCTTCGGCCCAATCAACCGGCTTGACTGAATCATCAACGTCCTCGATGACAACATCAACCTTTATCTCAGGTAGACTAGTTGGCAGAAATGCATATTCACTGAGTCGAGTCAGAAGCAGATATGCTGAAAGAATCTGAACCTGCTGCAACGGCACAACGAATCGTGTATAAGATATCCATTTTACGAAGAATAAATTGGATTGATCGTACGTTTTTCCTGCCCAAGCAAGTTGTTGGCCACCAAGATACTCTGTATGCGGTGCAAGCGTAAACATACAATCATACGACTCACACTCACTTGGCGTGGTGCATGGATTGTACGCGTCACCGAGTTGTAGGATTAATTGAGCCATTACTGTGTCTTAGGTGGGTACTGTGCACCGTAAAGATTATCTTTCATCATCACTTGAGTCGTTGTTCCAGAATCATTCCACGTGTAAATAGACGGTGCTGCCTCACCACGGATACGTAAATGATTATCTTCGATACGTGTGATACCGTTACGCTTCGTGTGTTGGCCTAAGTAGACAAAGATCGAACCATATGCTCCCGACTTACCGGGAACAACAATAGAGTCTATCGCATTACCACGAATAACGAAATCGCTACCGTTAGTTTCAGCGAAATAGATTGGAATCGAGGCTTGTCCTATGTTTCGACCAAAAATCATATTGTCAATGATTTCGCCTTTGTCACCACTTCCAACGATGCCACCATATGACGTTGTCCCAATCACACGCCAGTATTCACTGTTACCGTGTGTATGTATCGCCTGCGTTGCTTCATAAGGTTGAACACCGTAACTTCGATATGTGCCACCACGAATGGTAATGAATCGATTCACAATGTTCTGTGGATTTGAGTCACCGGCCAATGTGATTGCATGTCGCAACGCAGTAGATTTGCAATCAATAACGTCAATGTTCTGACAGTTGTGAATACAGATGCCATACTCACTGACCGTGGTATTGTTCGGATTCTTTTCACAAAGCACAGTCACGTTACTAAGCAAACCACGATAGCAACGATTCAAATCAAAAGTCATCCAGTTCGAACCTTTGAACGTGCAGTCTCGTAACGTGACATTTACACGCCCATTGATTTGCAACGCATAAGGCATGTCGTCTGTTGTATAGACAGTAAGCCCCTTAATGGTTAGTGGCTTGCTATTGATAAGTTCATAGAGTTCACCACCTTGAGGGTAGTCACCAATCACTGGCGTTACTAGACGACCACCACGACCCTCAAGGAACTCACCATTCTTATACACGTTCTGCCAATTAGACCATGATTTAGGTCTATTGTCCATCAGAACACGTATGCCTTCAAATGACACACTCAAATACTCAGCACCAGCTTTCACTGGTGCCACACGAATTGATTCTGTCTTGAACGTCCCACCCTTATCCGTGACGATGCCACGGATTATCACACCAGTACCGTCTAAGTCTACGAGGGTGCTGGGAAGTGTGTATTTCCCGATATACTCACCGGGTGGGATCTTTACAACAGGCGAGGAATCAAGGATTGCCTGTAAGTCTCCCAAGAACAAGATGAGACTAACAACGAATCCCATAAGTCACCTTCAACTGATCACCGTTCACAACCGCAACAGTCGTATCGAACGCACCAGTGGACCAAAGCAATCCGCTCGTACCGCTTGCGACTGACGCAATCAAGATACCATAAACGGTGCCTGAACCAGTGAAATCGAACTGCGACGGTGTGGTTGTGCCTTTGATCTTGGCTGAAGCGTTAGCATCGTCCCATGCTTGACGATTACCAGTGTAGGACGCGAACTCAGCCCAACCGCTGTGGCTAGCGAGCGTATCGTTCTCGCTTAACACAGGTGCTGGCGTATTGTTCACCAATCCGATGTACCACGGATCGATTTGCGTAACCGGTGAACTGTTGCCGAAGCAAACATCAAGAATGTGATTCTTGCCAACGACAGTGATACCGTTCTTGCCACGGTACTCACCAATCAAACGACCTTGACGATAGTGATGTGCATAGAACACACCGTTCATCTGCAACAAATCACTATGTGGACGGTTACGAACCATCATTCGACCAATCACTTCTTTGAATCTCAAACGACCAAACATTTCAATCTCCTAGTTAAGACCTTGTCGACCCAAACGTTTCAATTCACGTGCAATGTGAATAACTTGCTCTCTTGACGTACCCTGTGGTGGGTGAACGTGTATATCACCGATATTAGTTACTGTTCCACCTTGTGCTCTGAACACTGGCGGTGCATGATTCATTGCAGCCAAGATCGGTGCAAACGTGCGTGATGCCATCTGACTCATCACAGTTTCACCGTCCGCCATCATGACTGGTATCCTGTCGATCCCACGACCACCAATCGGGCCACCGAAGGCAGAACCTTTAACTGGTGTCGATGTATTGCCACCGCCAAAGAAGGCACGATTAATCTCCATGATTCGTTGCTGTAGGTCAGCAATCGTTTGCAGATGCGTTACCGTACCACGTAACACATCATTCACTTGTTGCTGTGCACTAACTGTGCTCTGTGCTTGTTCTAACGCGACACGACCAACATCAGGCCACTTGGCTTTGATTTGGTCAGCGATGAAAGCTAACTGTTGAAGTGTTGAGTTTGAATCACCAAGTCGTTGATTCGCTTCAATGACCCTTTGTTGGGCTTGAGCCAGGCCAGTGAATTGTTGCTTCAACTTATCAATGATGACGATTACTTGCTCGCCCTCAGGGATAGCAAGTTTGCCGCCCTTTGCGAACTCACCACCCAATCCAGTAGTAACTGCCTTGAGGTCTTGACCTATCTGTGCCAACAGTCCAGCATTAGGCCCAGCATCCGGTGCAAGTCTATTTGGATTGATCTTGATGCTGAGTGTACGAATCTCGTCATATGTATCACGGATTCTTTGCAACAGACCAAGATCAACTTCATCGTTCTTGAACTTCTGTTTCGCTATGTCTAACTGTATCGCCTGCTGCTTAATCAGAACCTGCAACTGAGCTAACTGCTTCTTTGCAGCCGCTTCTTCTTCTGGATTATTACCAGGAAATACGAACGCACCGCCTCGTGCTTCACCGTGACGGTCTTGTGCATTAGGTAGGAACTGTGTCTGCAAATCATTGAGAAATTTCTTGTTCTCATTGACGAAGTTAGCAATTTCTTCTTTACGTTTGCCAAGAGCATCACGCAGATTCTGTGTCTCTTGCTCATGCAAACGTTGAGCCTTGAGCAACGCATCTTGTTGTGCTTGGACCGCGGCTTGAGCCTGTTCAACTGCTGCTTTCTTAACTAACTCAAGCTCTTGTCGCTTAGCATCACGTAGAAGTGTCAATTTCTCAGTTGGTGACAATCCAGCCGCGTCAGCCTCAGCTTCTGCTTGTGCAGCAAGATTACGGAATGCACCAGCAGCATTAACCTGAGTAGTATCAAATGAATCAAGCTGTGCAAGTATGTCACGTAATCGTGCAACAGCAGCTTGTTGTTCGTCAATTCTTGCACGTGAGGCTTCGGCTGCTGCCTCTGCTCTTGCTGTAGCAGCTTCTTCTGCTCTGATTCGTTCAAGCACTAAACGCTGTCGCTCTGCTTCAAGAGCATTTAATGTCTCAAGAGCTTTCTTCTGGCGTTCTTCATCTGGATCAGCAACAGTTTCAGTTACACGTTTGAACTGTGGACGACCACGCCGATCGAACTTAGGTCGACCAAATGCATCAGTCTTGAACTCAACGTGTGAAACTTTTTCCTTTTCTTTGGTAGCATCAGCTAATTCCTTCTTTAGGATTTCAGCTTGACGCTCACCAAGAGCCTCAACACGACTAAAGAATGCTTCTGCAACTTCTTCTTCACCTTTGGCTCGTGCTACTAATGCTGCACGATGCAACCGAATCTTTTCATTCTCAATCAATTGGAAGGCTTCTAGTTCAGCCTTACCAGCCAAACTAGCTTCGAATCGTTTCTCAACTTCACCGATTCGAATCTTCGAAACAGCCTCTTTGGAACGTTCAATTGTTCGGAAAATCTTATCTAGTTCACGTTCTGATTCACGAAGTCGACTCGTGATACCGTCCAATGCAGTATCTAATTCCTTATGAACAGACTTTCCAATCTTGGCAAAGTTCTTCTCGAACTTTTCTGCTAATTCATTGTTCGTTGCGTGCAGAATAGCGTAGGCTTGCAAAATGACTTTGAAATTAGCACTAACTGCTTGCGAGAACGTGCCAAATGCCTGTTCACTTTCTTCGGCGAACTTCTTGATATCAAGCTCAGACTGACGTTGTTCAGCCTCTGACAAGGCATCAGAGTACTCTTTCAAAGAATCAGTAAGTCGATTATATGCAAAGACGCTTTCGATAGCAACCGCAACAACAGCAGTTAGTCCAAGTGACAACGCACCTTGTGCGATTTGCATCGTTGTGAACGACGCTGTTATCTTCTTAGTTTCTAAATTAAGTAAAGCGAAGCCAGTACGTGTCTTGATAAGACTGACGTTCATCGCTGCAAAGTTAGTATTTAGAACTTTCTGCACAACGATATACGCAAGCGTCGCTGATGTAACGACACGAATCGCTCCACCAAGAGCATGGAGTGCTTTATCAGCCCCACCAAACAAATCAATAACTGTTAGAAACGCATTCGAGAGACTTTCACCGAATGTCTTCAAGAACTCATTCTTCACCTTATTGAGTTCGATTGTGATTCGACGGCCAGTATTTTGTACTGACTCCTGGATAGCTGCGTTAAATGATTCTTGTGAATTACTGATTCGTCGTAGATCAGATTCAAAATCCTTGAAGCCAGCAACCAAACCACCAGCACCGGTCAAAGCACGTAGATCACTGAATATATCAGCGATGTGCTGTAGTGGATCACCAGTACTCTCAGCGATAGCAGCCAATCGTCGAAGAACGCCAACGAATCCAAATGTCTTGACAGCCGCACCACCAGTCTGAACACCCCATTCAGAGAGTTGAGCATTCATTTCCTTGCTTGGCGAAAGCAAAGCATTCATCACGTTGGCAAGCAACACCTGTGCGTGTTCTGCATCAACACCTTGTCGTGTGAGTGTCGTTAATGCAGCTTGTTGCTCATCAAATGTGATTCCTAATTGATTGCTGAGCACACTGACACGACCGAACTGAGAACCTAGCTCATCGAGCCTGATTCGACCTAGTTCAACAGTCTTAAAGAGCTTAGCATTAATAACCGTTGCTTCTTGCGACGACTTACGAAAAGCATTGATTACTGTGCTTGTCGCATTAGTAGCAGTCTTCAAATTAGCTTGTGTCGTGATTGCAAGCTCTAACTCATCACGCATGAAGCGTGTCGCGTTGGTTGCATTAACGACCTGATTGCTAATCGCCTCATATTCAGCAGCAGCAACTTCAAGAACAGGGAATCCAAACGCTGTCGATAGCCCAATTAACTCTTTTTCCCATTCAGCAGTTGATTTACCAACTTCACCCTGAATAGTTCTGATTTCTGCGATAGCGATACGAAGTAGTCTGAATGTTTCAAGTGATTCCCTAATCTCATTGAGGAATCGACTAAATGCACGGTGAATGGTTTGGATAACAAGAACGCGAATCAATGTTCTGTAACTGGCAGTCACTAACAGAACAGCATCGCTGTCTTTCTTCAATTCTCTCGTTTGATCAGTCAATGCGGTATTTTTACGCCGCATCTGTGATGTGATTTGTGCGATCTGCTGTCCAAAGGCAGCGAGACGAGTAGAAGTGCTATCAATCGCGATCCGTTCACGATTCAGCGAAGCTGTGATCGTTTGAGTGACACTGATTTGACGAGCAGTTGCACGCTCAAATGTCTGCATCTGTGTCGTCAATGTCTTGAACGCTAGTACGTTCTGAAAGACTGTTGGCGAGAGACGCTGATATGCTGTACTGATGTTGCCAAGTGTGCGTGCACTAGTTTGCAACGCAATCTTGTGGCTATCAAGAGCAGTATTCGACGAGCGTAGTGCTTGGCTGTAATTTCGTTGATTCGTAATCGTTGTCTGTGTGGCTTTGTTAAGAGCCTCAGAGGTACGATTCAAGTCCTTGACAGATTTGACTTGATCCTTAACAAGCAAATTGTACGCACTAACGCTTTTGCCTAAAGCATCAATGTTCTTTGTTGCTTGCTTCGTATCGATTACGATTGTTTGCTTAGCCATTAAATTATACCAGTATCAAAATCAATTTCAGCAAAAACTAATGGCAATCGTCTCGGCAACGTGGTCGCTAAGTAATCAAGAAATGCACGTTCACCAGCTTCTGCTGTACGCCAGCCATTTGGCATAGCTGATGGGATAACACCAAAGAACTCATTGATGTAGTAATGCAGTAAATCCGTAGACCACTCGAACTCATAAACAAACGACATTGGATCAGATTTGTCGTCTCTGATATGAAAAGTTTGACTTGCTTCGCCTAAAGCGCGTCTGTCTGGTGCTTTTGTATCAGGATGTACAGGAACATTGATTCGCAAGAAGCGTCCCAGCGGGACGAGTGTGCTTTTGGCAGCACCCGACCACACTGGGAAACCGCCCCTCGCCGGGACACTCATCAATACAGCTCTCAGCCATTCACGTGCAGCCTCACGAATCATTTGACCCATGACTCGATCAAGGGTCTTATGCATTCGCTTCGTGTCCAGTCTCATGGGACTCAAAGCTGAGGTAAACGTGAACATGCATCTTCCCAATCACGACCGTTAGAGAACTCGATTAACTTCGTTTGTGTCCACCAATCAATATCTTCCCAACGTCCCTTTACACCTGGCGGTTTGATTCCGAATCGCTCGCAAGCTCGCCAGATGCAGTACTCGGAGGTTCTGCCAGTTGGGAGATAAGATCGTTGGTTACCTCCTCCGCTTGCGGTTGTGAAAAAGCATCAAAGGCTTGCCTCTGTCGTACCTCAGAAGGCTGATTCGCTTCCGTGACGCCTTGAACGATGCTTTGCATCTCACTTTCAGTCAAGAATGCTGTGAACTCGTTGACCCATTTGAGCCATGTTGCTGGATCTTTTGGATCAACTTGCTCCCATTCCAATCCTGCTGTCGCTTGGAGTGATTGAATCATCAACCACGCCGTACGCATCTCAGAATAGTGACCAACTTTCTCCATGTATCGCTTGTCACTATGATCGTATGTCCGACGACCAGTTTTGATTTCAGTTCGCAACGGTGGCTTCGGTAAAGGCACCAATTGCTCGAAAGGTTCAAAGTCCAGCACCGCCTGTGCTGTAAAGATATATTCCTCCGACCCTCGGTAGATTTTGATATCTACCGAGGGCGGTGGAATCACTGGTTTTCCGTGGAGTTTCATGTTAAGCCATGTCCGTGCGAACAGAGGAAGGTTTGACCGAGACACAGGTTCCCTGAATGGAAAGTGTGCCAGCCTTGAAATCGCCGCCAATGGAAGTGTAAGCGAACTTCTCGAAGGTGATAATTTCGTCAAGAACAGTTCCGCAATCATGCGTGATCTCAACGACGATATCAATCGTGTCTGCTTCGCAATCACCAGAGGTACTGAGATACGCCGACGCAGCACCTTCCTTCTTCAAGAACTCAGAAGGTGTGACGTCTTCACCGTCACCAGAAATGATTGCCGAGAACCGACACTCAAGAGTCACTTCCATCGGTTCTTCGTCGCCTTCCTTGGCGTAGTCAAGTAGACCGCGATCTTTCTTGACTTCAATATTCCGCTTCTCCGACCATGTGAGATTGCCCTCATCGAGCTTAATCTAAAGCTCAGTGGGCGGTGTGTCACCGTCCAAGAACTTTATCACGCAGTCTTTCAAATCGACTGCAGCACGAAGCACCATTTCGTTCTCCTAATCAAGAAACATGAGGTAGTGACCTTCAACAGAAGCTTGCGTTAACTGTGTATCTGGACGTAACTTGCCAAAATTGCTTACCGTCAACTTTTCACGATTCGATGGCTTACGAAGTTCTAAGCAACCTAATTCCGTTTGGTCGTCATCAGGTCCGTTGCCATAACGATAGACGCGTATGCAATCAAGGAACAGTTCAGTCACCCGTCCAACGATCACTTCTTGTCGATAAATGTCAACCCCTTCGGTAACTGAAATCAAAACATTAATCTCGATTGCAAGCTCCCAGCTCTCTCTTGTATGCTCTTTGATAAATGGGCCATCAATCCTGAACTCAACCCAATCAGGTAGATTCTCAGTATCGCGTACAAAGCCCTCAACAAAGAATTTCGTTTCATCCGAAATCCCTGAAAAGTGCTTCGCACACGATGCTTTAATCCATCGTGACCAATGTTCACTGAATTGCTGGCTCATCTGTTATCACAAACTTTTGGATCACTGATTTCTCAATGATCTGATTCGGCAACACGCCCTTCGTCATTCGTAGATGAAAAACGTATCCAACGTTGTGATCAATCTTCCCCAACGTCTGGATACTGTATCTTTTACCTTCGATGATGAAGTAATCACGTTGCTCGATTGTAATGTCAGTTTCAACTATTACTAGTCTATCACCGACTTCAAAGAATCCACCATACACGAAATTACTGTTTGCCTTCACGTAACCAAGATCATACTCAAAATCACGCTTGGATGTAACTGACATTGTGATCGCAAGCGGAAAGTTTGTCTTGACGACTGTTGCGTCACTTGTACCTAGTTCGTAATCAGGCGTGCCAACCGTGACGCTATAATGATCAATCGGAATACCGAAACGACGTCTAAGCGTATAAAGCTTACGTCTTAACTGGCGTCGAATCATTAATTGTCGGTGATTCATTATAAAGTGGGCATTCCATTGCCCACCCTCCACGGAAAACTGCCCAACGCGAACTAACCGTACATAACCATGCCGTAAGGCGTATCCAGCTTCTTCAAGCCAAACAAACCATCAACGGTCACACGAGTGGCCTGTGCCTTACCGTCGTAAGTGATTACGACGCGAAGCGACAAACCCTTGAACTCCGCCGAAGCCGCACGGACACCGGAACCAGGTTCCGGAACAGCCAACGGACGGGTGATCAAAGCAACTGCCGGACGTTGGAATCCGAAGTTGAAATCACCATCCGGGCCGTAGCAAACAATGTCATTGTCTGCCAAAGTGGCAACCAGCGGTTGATCCAACGTGATCGTGTAATCCGATCCGTTGTTAATGACGTCAACGATGCAGTATTCAGTCGGATGAACCGTGCTAGCAGCAGCACGGAAAGCAACCAACTGACCTACTTGCGGCACGCCAGTGCCATCAACAACGATACCCTTGATCCAACCAGCGGGGTAACCATCAGCAACACCAACGGTGGTATCACCGGCAGCGATTGCAGAACCCTGCTTGATTGCTCCAAGAGCATAGGGTTGAACAGCAGCACCACTTGCAACCGTATTGAGCAACGGTCGAGTGTTGGTGACGTTCAATGACGACACAGACGCAACACGAAGTGCTGTGTAATCACCAACAGCCGTGTAGTACTGACCTGGATTCAGGTTAGTCACAGCGGTCATGGCGACGACAAGTGCACCTGGAAGAGCCGCAGCCGTCGTGGTCGTAGCAGCCGTCTTTGTTGCTCCACTAATCGACGGGACATTCAGAGACAGGAAGTTATCCCATCCATGAACGCGACCCAACGATGCTTCACGCAGAGCACGACCACCATCACCACGGCGTTCAGCCGATTTGAACAAATCGACTTTCTGTGCCGCTCGTTCTGATCGAGAAGCCAAGGCCATGTTACGACCTTGCAAACTCGTCTTGTTGACATTCATCACGCCGCCCGCGTCAACCATGTAATCAGAAATGGTTGTCGAGGAAGCGAGACCAAGTGCACCAACTCGATTATCGAGGAACTGGTAGACTTGTCCACCGATGCACCGGTCAAGGTGAGAGCCGTTTGCTTTCACCGCCGGGTCAAGGAACTCATTCACGAGGTTCTTGAACGGAATCGTGCGAGCACGATCACCGAGCAAGAATGAAACGTAGATGCGTTGATTCAACACCACTTGGATGTTGGTGGCCGTCACATCCTGCGTTTCCAAATCGTCCAAGTCGTTCTGCTTGCGTTTGGCCGTGAATGATCCCGGTTTGCGGGTATTCACAGTATCACCGAAGTCAGCGATTTCATTCTTGAAATCGGTGTGTACCAAGTCAGAGAACAACATGTTTTCCCACAACAAACGAACACTTTCCGCCGCCCATTTCTCAGGGATAAAAGCGGAAATATCGTTTGCACGATACACTCGCATCGGCTTCAACCGACCGCGTTGCATGAGCAACATTTTTCACTCCTACTTCTTGATGACATTGCCATCCAAATCATGCGTGTCACGATAAGTTTGATACGCTTTTCCGTATTCTTCTTGTGACGCGTAATCACTTGGATTAGGCTCTGAGTTATTATCACGACCGCCCTTCCCTGAACCAGCCTCACCAGTACCGGGCGTGGCACTGTGCTTAAAAAGATTCTTGTGCAAGCCAGCTTCCTTCATCGTTGCGAAGGCTTCACCAACTGGCAAATCAAGAATCGCTGGCTTCTTGTCTTTGTCCAAACCCTGGAATCGTACCATCGGAAGAAACTCACCAGTAGCCTTTCCATCGGCGTCTTTTGCTTCTTCCAACCGTGCCAACGAACTGAACATCAGAACGAATTGGCTCGGATCTTCCGCTCCCGCAGATACTGCCGCGTCAGTAATCGCTCGATTCACTTGTGCGGTTGTGAAGCGATTCTTCCACAATCCGGCTTCGTCACCAGCCTT